ATTATTTGCATTTTGATTCAGAGATGTAAATGTTTGAACATTAAGAGTACTAAAATTTCCCAAAGATGCAAAGAGATTTCCTGTACTAATATTATTTGCATTTATTTGATTACTTGTATTTATAGTATTTGTATTTATAGTATTTGTATTAACTATACCATCAATTGTAGTATTAAGTGTATCAATAAATAAAGTATTTGTAGAAATTGTTAAAATATCACTACTTGGAATATTTGTAATTGTACTAATTGATAGTGTAAATGTATTTACATTAATAACAGAAGATACATTTTGATTAAATGTGGATAACTCTGCAATAATAGATGATACAATTGCATTTACTTCATTTAATTGTGATTTTTTTGCTAAATTAGTTGGAATAGAATATGGTGAAATTAAAAAGGGATTTGCATTATTTGAAATAAATAAATTAGCATTTGAAGTAATTAAATTATTTATATCTCTAAATTTTTTTGAATCTAATATTTGCTCTTGATTAGAACCCATTATATTACTTCTATCATATATTATTATCTTTATATAGTCTGTAATAATTATATAAAGAAATATTCTATAACTATTTAGTAATGAATTCAGATACACCTAAATATTATCAGCCATATGATTCTGGTGAAGATACGGATGATTCGTCTGATAGTGAGTCGGATGATTATGATAGTGATAATCTTCCAGACTCTGAAGATGCTCGTATTAGACGAGAACAAGATCCACGATATGCTATAATCGCAGCAGCAGGTCCTAATTTTAATACATCTGTGGAGCAATTAAAATATATGGAAAACGCTCCTGGTTCAAGTTATGATAATAGTACTAATATTACATCGTTAAGTTCATTAGTTTATTTAAACCCTCCAAAGACAACGCAAACAAGTCTTTTTACTGTTAAATCTATAAATAGAGATATAAGAGTCTATACAAGTCCATTTAATTTTCAACTAAAAACACCAAGAGTATATAAAAATATAACAAAACTTCAACTTGTTCAAATTTCATTTCCAAATAATACAACTAATTTTATAGATTCACCATTATTTCTTGAACAATTTGCATTTGAGTTATTAAATAGAGGTCTTAGTCCTGAATGTCTTCCTACGTGTGCTGCTCTTGCTGGATGTACACCAGTATCAAACTCATTTGGAATTATTGAAGCTAGAAAATCTAATGAAGCACCATTAATGTCTAAATTTTCAATTCCTAAAGGTTATTATTCAAATGAAGAACTTGCTACTTCTCTTAATAAAATTTCTAATAATACACCACCATTAAATTTAATTTCATACGATGAATTTAAAACAGAATTTCAAACTCATCGTGATATAACTATTTTATTTAATGAACCAGGTATGAGTTTTTATTCTAACATAACTAACAAAAATTATACTAATTATACAAAATTAGATGTTATGAATACATATTATTCACAAGTTCACATTGATTCTTTTCCTATTATTACTGATATTATAGCATTTAATACATATTATTATCCTATTTTAAAAGAACTTATGATTACAAATAATTCTAAGCCATATATAAATTCATCACCATATAGTCATGAAAGACTCTATATTCTAATTTTAGGTAATTTTTTAGGTTTAGATAGTATTGAATATTATAATATTTGTTTTAATAATAAAGGTGCTCTTGACTCATTTAGAAAACAATTAACATTTGAACATAATCCTATAAATAAATATTATTGGTCATATGATTCAACTTCAAAAAGATTCAATATTATTCATAATTCTTTACATACTTCTTTACAAAATGATATATCAAATAAATATAATACTTATTTTAATCACGAATTAACTGTAAATAATTTAACTGGTAGGTCATTTCAGAGTTTAAAAACACAATATTCTAATTTTAATTCTGTGTTTCAAGAACTTCAGTCATATTTAAGCACACAATTATTTAACTATCTCTTAGGTGATAATTATAATTATACAGGTGGTCAAATACATGGTGGATTCACAGTAGAACAATTACATACTACAGGTTTTACGGAATTATTTAATTTTAATCAAACATTTGGAAAACAATTTCATTCTAATTTTCAAGGACATAAATTACAATTTACAAACTTTTTAGATTATCATAGTACGATATCAAGCTATTACAATACTGTTGTAAATAATAGTACTATTATTTCTTCAATACATGGAACAGCTAATAATAATCATCATACATATATTTCTACTAAATATTCAAATATTTTACCAATTCACCTAATAAATACTAAATCATATAATAATTCACAAGGGGTACCTGTATCATTTGTAGGTAATTTATTATCATATGTAAATGGTCAAACCATTACTGATCCATTAGTTGTTGCTCAAACATTAACATATGCGAATGGTTTAGCTGTTATAAATTCAGAAACTGTTGCTCAATCTATTATATCGGCTCAAACAGAATGTGAAATAGAATGTTGTTCTATAATTGAAGAAATTAGTAGAAAATATTATAGTTGTATTGATGTAAATACTACTGCTAATACATTACCTAATAGATTAGGAATAAATAATTTAAATTTTACTAGTTTTAATTCTGTATCATCAGTTTTAAGTGTTACCTCAAGTTCTATTTTTGATATATATATGCAATTAAATACTGAATATTCATTTAATAATATGGATATATCAGGACCTGAAGATTATAATATCTCAAATGAAACAACTGGTCAGGTTAAATTAGTGGCAGCAAAAATATTAATGCAAGGAATTGGAACAGGTGAAGAATCACAAACAGCTATTCAAAATCCAATTATTTTTGAAACACCACTTGGTAAATTAGATAGATTAACTTTCAAATTATTTTTAGATAATAAATCATTAACACCATTATGGCAAGCATATCCGTTTGACCCAGGTTTTAATGAATGGAATGCTACCTTTCAAATTGACGAAGAAGTTGCCCTTGCTGATAGAAATGCGGGCTTTGGTACAAATCCTACTATTCCAATTCCAAATGATCCTTCTGGATTCCAATATATGGCTTTAACAACAGCGAATAATCCTCTCAATAAATAAATATTTAGACTTAGTAATGAGTCAGCTTGAAACACCCTCAAAATCTGTAAGCAGTTATCCTTTTGCCTCAGTGGAAGGAAATTTATTTACACCAGTATGTTTGAAAACGCATTGGGATCCAACTGAGATGTTACGACACATTATCCCACAGCAAAAAGTGGGGCTTCCTGAAGATTTTCGTCCTTGGGTAAAAGTATGTAAAAATTATGTAACAAGTGCGCCTGCTATTCCAGCACCTATGCCTCCTAAAGATATGGTTTTTCCATCAGGTGGTAGTTTCTATCCGCCCGGTCGTTACTCTGCTAATATAGATGTTGAATCAGTACTAAGAACTCTTGACCATCCTCTTGATAAATGGTGTCCTTCCACCAAATATATTCCAAAACAATCAAGCAATATGTATATTTCTGGAACAACTGTTCCTGATAGAAAACCTATATCTGATGCTTTTGTTTCTGAATTATCTATGCCCCAAGCGCTTCTTAGAACAGATACTTATACTTGTCGGTCCGAAAATGATACTAAATACTTTGATCGTTCACCACGTCTATTCAATAATCCCACTAAACAAGACCGTTATGGTGCTGAAAAATACTATTCCTTACCAAATGGTACTGGACGAGGTGAACCAATGCCACATGGTGGAGTTAATCAGGTTCCACCAACACAACAAGCTATTCGCGCATCTTGGCCAATTGAACAACCTGGAGGAGCTCTAAAACAAGGCGAACCAACAAGTCGTTCTATTAAAGGATTTGGTAGCACTTATTCGCCTGGTAATCAAGCAGTTAATCAACAAAATATTGGCATTAAACCTCCTGGTAAAGGTTATACTTCTTTTGTAGGTACAACCACAGCTGGCTTAGCTGCTCCCGTATGGTAGATGTTATTTCATATTGTATTACCATACCAGTTGCAACATTAAAAAAACCAATAGATTCTAATACTCTATCATATAATTCTTCATACGCATACTGTTTTAGTAAAAGTAGTATCTTATTTTCTGTATTTGGTATAAATGTTGGGTCAAAAAAAACATAATACGCACATTTCTCAGTCATTATATCAAAATGAATTGGTCTTAAACCTTCCACTTCAAACATTAAATTAAAACTTGGATTCTCCTGAGTTGCTATCCATAAAGGTATAGATATCTCTATTGCATTGACAATGTCTTGCTGCTCTTTTAAAAGTAATTGTGGTAATATTGTAGAATATTGATATAAAGGAATATTTCTTCCATCTATAACTGATTTTATTGAAGCAATTCGCCAAATATCTCCTAAAATGTCATGTGTTTTTAAGTTTTTATCAATAATTTTATGCCAGCTTCCTAAAACTTCTGGACGTAATTCTGTTGGCACTGAATTTCTTACTAAACCAAACTTAAATTCATTTAAATCAAACCCATGATGTCTTAATGGTCTTAATTGTCCGCGAATCTTCGCAATAATCATTAATGCCTGTGATAAATCCTGAACTGTCCAATCTAAATGTCTTAATTTACTTTTTACATATTCATCTAATTGATGATATTCAATTGCTGGCATCTGCAGTGTATGCTTCAAAAATTTATGTATTAAATGCTCTAATTCTACTTGATACAATGTCCAAAATTCTAAATCTTCACGATAAATCCTTAATGTAAGTAATGCTTCATTTACTTCTGGAGTATAAAGCTCATTTAATTTATTTTGATGAATTGCGCATTCTCTAAGGGCTATCCAACGTAACATTTCTAACCAGGTCTCTCTTGTATCATTTTGTTTTACCCATTCAGGCATTAAAAATATTTTACCAAACTGATAGATTGATTCTGTTTTAATATTATTGGCAGCTGGTACTATATTTTTATCACGTAATTCTGACCAATCTGCTCCATCAAAACCTCTAATCATATCTTCAATACTCATCATTGATGTAGATGCTTCATTATTACTCAGTTTAAATGATGCTACATTATGAAATTTTAAAAATGCTCTTGGAATCTCTCTTACAAATCTTGATAATGAACGTTCATGTCTTGAATATGACATATATAGACCTCTTTTAGCACGAGTTGTTGCTACATAAAATAAACGACGCTCGCAAATAATTTCATCATCACTTTTTCTTGATGGAAATACATCATCATGAAGATTCATAAAAAATACTATATCCCATTCTAAACCTTTTGATGCGTGAATTGTAGTAAGTGTGATTTTCTTATTATGTTCTTTTGAACGATCTGGATCATAATTAGTACAAAGATTATATGATATTCCTTTTAAATGTAAACGTTCTTCTATTTTAAATAAATCGTGATTATATCTTGAAATTACAGCAAAATTAAAATTTGGTGTATTTAGTCCTGTATATTGTTTAATAAATTTTTCTAATGAATTAACAATCCAATCATATTCATCTGATGCTCTAAAAAAAAAATGAACTTCTGGTTTACTACCACCTTTTTGGTTTGCCACCATTTTCTCTTTAAATGGTAATGTTGGAATAAATCTCATAATAGAATTGGCAATTGTTACGATAGATTCTGTTGAACGATAATTCATACAAAGTTGATAATCTTTGACTCTTGCTATATTATTATGAAAATTAAGAATAAAATCTACTGATGAACCACGCCATGTATAAATATTTTGAGCATCATCTCCTACAATAGTCATTGTTGCCCATCGATGATAAAATCCTTTTATTAGTTGCCATTGAATATCATTTATATCTTGAAATTCATCTACAATAATTGTTCTAAAGCGTTGAATCCATTTTTTGGCAACATCTGTTTCTAGCCATTTGACAAGTCTATATGGAAGTTCATCAATAAAAGGTTGGTCTGCTACAAGTTTAGGCGCCATATCTCTAAGAATTTGTGAAGAAAGTGCATGAAATGTTCCTGCATACATTTTTACTGGTCCAATTAATTTATGAACACGATCAATCATTTCCTGTGCCGCTGCGCGACTAAATGTTACAAGTAAAATATTTGATGGATTAATATCATAATGTTCTACTAAATATGCTATACGTGCTGTAATTGTTGTTGTTTTACCTGAACCAGCTGAAGCCAGAATACGTTGATTTTCTGAAATTGGACTTGTAACTACTTTATATTGCTCTTCATTTAAAGTTACTGAACCTTTAGAAAATTCCAATATGTGTGACATTATACCACTTACTTAATAATATACTCAATTAAGTTTATATTCTTTATCTGACATAAATAATTGCCTGCGTATTTATATTTGCCTC